GGTCCTGAGTGCCCCGGTCTTGAAGGCACGACTGAATTGGGCGAAGGAGATAGGGACGACTACCACCCGTCAGAATACATGCGTGGCCGCTACTGATGGTGGTGTGAATGTGCGAGAAGATGCTATCGACTGGTATCTACGGGCACGGTCAGACCTTTTGAAATCCATTCTTGACGAACTCGACTACCGAGAATCCGTCGGTAATTTCATCCTTGCGAAGGAGAACCTTGAGCGTCACGGCTACGAGGTGATGAAAGGCGCTGACGACTTCATGTGTGACATCGTCGCTAAGGAAGAACTCGAGGCTGCTGAAGAAGAGCAAGAGCCATCCATCAGGCAAGCAAGGCGTGCTCGACAACAAGCGAGGCGAGAAGAGCGAGCGGGGATGGAAGAGCGTGGACGAGAGCGTAAAGACAAAACCTCCTACCTCAGCGCAGGGCGTCTCGCTGACACTGTTCCTGCACATCATTGGACAGGACGATTCGGTGAAGCAAGTGTTCACGACTTCGTCTCACTGTTTCCCGATGCCGAGAGCGCTCCACATGCACTCTACTCGAATGACCATCACTTCCAAGAAGAGCACCATCCTCTACGACACAAGAATGTCGTTACAGGCTTACCTGCTTACATCGAGACACTGCGTGACTTCTACTTGCCAAGCAGCCCCGGTGCAGTATCACTGTCTGAACAAGTCAAGCGGCAAGAGTCGCTTCAAGAAGAGCACTATCGAAAGAAAGGCAACAAGCATGTGACCGGCGTTACCGACTACTTGGGAGATACGAGACACCACTTTGGTGGCCCGCTTCACGACAGTCACTTGCACGACCTGTATCTTCACAACTTGGAAGAGTGGAAGCGAAACAACTCCAGCACGGTGGATGCTCTTGTTCAGCAATACCCCGATGCTGCTGAACACGACTACGCCATCGCTCAAGCCCACATGGACGATGCCATTCAAGGTTGGATGAACACCGAAGTTGGAGAGGATGGTCGTCGCACTTCGCTTGGATGGGGTGGCTACAACCTCGGTCTTGAGTGGCTTTCTCCTGAGAATCGAGACAATGTTGTCGAGCATCTCATGCAGCGTGGTTCGTCTGCTAACTCGGACGAGGCTAAGAAAATCACACTCAGTGATGGACGCAAGGTTTCGGCTGGGCGTATAAAACGCAACATCGCTCACCGTTTCACACCTGAGTTCTTCCACTCGATGCGAGGTCAACTCCACACTTCTCAGAATCAGCGCAAGCATGTCGAAAGCGCTGATGACATTCGTGACCCTCGTGACCATGGGTTTGAGGTTCTTCAGACTGCGTTGCATGAAACACCTCACGATGAACATGGGACGCTGGCTCAAGCCATCATTACCGCTCTCAATGAGACACATGGCGACGGTGGAACTGACCTCAATCACCTGAACTTCCTCAGCAACTACAAGTTGACCAAGGATTTGCTCGGTAGCAGTGACCCGTATTTTGGCCTCATCAATGCTGAGACAAAGAAGAAGGGTATCAATGAAGCAGCGCTCCATCATCTCCTTGGTGTTAAGCGAGACAAGGAGGGCAATTACTCGTTCACTGGAAAGGGTCACTTTGGTGAAGCCAATGCTCCTTTATCGCTGAAGGACCTTGAACGACTCGAGGCCGGTAAGGCTGATGCGTTCAACAACCTCTTCCATCACAAGAGCATGCGAAACGCTGACTCGCACGGTTACTTGGGCTTCAACGGTCCACGAGATGATGCTATCCCTGACGACGAGGCCGACCTGTGGATGCGCACACCTCACGGCACAGTGGGTAACGGTGCCATCTTCCATCTCCCCTACATTCGAGGAGGCAGTGGCCGTAGTTCACTCGCACGCCTTGAGATTCTCCATGATTGGATGCCAAAGGACAGGAGCGGTAACAGCCTCATTGGTTCCATCAACGCTGACGGTGTTTTGACGCCATCTCGAAAAAACGCCGGACTCTTCACTCGCTATGTCCCTCCAAGTCGTGGCTTTGCGGATGTTGAGGCTGAATTGGGTGAGGGTCACAACGATGCGCAGTCGCTGTGGGACGCCTCTTCACACATGAAGTATGGCCGCAAGGTTCGCTTCAAGAGTCGAAACACCAAGCAAGCCGTTTTCAACGGACACTCCACACTCGACCCTGAAGTTGCCAATCAACTCGGACCTATGACTCCTGACGAGCGAGAAGGACTCATGGGGAAGAAAGGATATGACCACATGCTTGAGCGTCATCCTACCTCAGCACACAATCCAATCATGGCCGCTGGTCAAGTGGGTGCTGAAACAAGGCACACTCAGAACGCTCGTTTAACACACAACATCACAACGCGCCTTGGGCGACTCCACCCTCCTCATGACCCTGCTCCTTTCATCATGTTGAGCCACGATAAGATGGCTCAGCCCAAGTTCGAGATTGCACGCTCACACGACCCTACCAACCCTCAAATCTTCAGCAACATCCACGGCTTGCGTGGGAAGAGCATGGTGGAAGGTGTGCTACGAGGTAGCGTCGAGTATCAGGAAAATGTCGAACACGCCATGGACCAAGTCGCTCAATTGGAAGATGAGGTTGAGATGTATGAAGGTGCAGAGGAAGAGATGCCTGAAGACTTGCTTGAGCGTCTCCAAGAGGCCAAGACCAATCTCCGCCATCTCGAAGAAGTCGAGGGGATGCAAGAGCAAAGCGGACGAGGTTACAAGAAACACCATGTCGAGTTTGATGAGAAGATGGCGGGTGACTTGCAGGCCATCTCTGAAATGGCGAAGCGCTTGAAACCCATCATGGAAAAAGCGGACCCCTCCGCCTTTGACCCATCGAACAAACTGAAGTTCCTTGCGAACACCAGTCGCCTTTACTACGACGCTAACCGTATGCTGATGCGAGTTCCGCATGACGCTCACGGTTTGACCACTTACGGTCCGGGCCTTGACGAAGAGCAGCGAGAATCAGCCAGCGCTGTTGCTTCAAAAGTCAGTGGTGAAACCATTGTTCCCCATCGTAACATGCTCACCAGTGTCATGCAGCACGGTGTTCCGTTGACTCAGGACATGAGCACGGAAGAAGTCATGACTGCACTTGGCTTCGACCACGATGAAGATGACCCGCTCTACCAACAACACTACGACCTTGCTGACAAGATTCGTCAACAGACACCTGACGAAGGTGCGCTTCACGCCATCACCCACGGTAGTCTTCTCAGCACAGGTATGCAGTTCCACCCTCGTGGTCAAGACATTTCACTATCGCATGACAAGCACATTAACCACATTGACGAGTTCGACCGAGTCTACGAAAACGAGCCCGTCGTTCAACGCTACCGTGAGGCTGAGCGTCAAAAAGCAGCCACGGGTCGAATGGCTGAAGACGCTAAGGGAAAAAGCACGAAGGGATTGAAAGACTGGTTCAAGACCGCTTACCAAGGCAAACTTGGTGTCATCCCTCGCTTGTTCAGTCGTGGCTACGAGCAAGAGGCAGCCAAGTATGGACTCACTCGCCACACCATGGGAGCAGTCAAAGACCCAAGAGGAAGTGCTCTCAAAGAAGGTGTCAAGTCCCTCATCCACGATGTCATCACCGTTGACCCATCTCAGATTGACCCCCAACTGCTCTCCAGTGTTCAGATTGATGACACCCTCACAGACCAAACTGTCCTGAACCGAAGAGGCGGTCGGAAGATTCACCCTGCTACATCCTTGAAGGGTGCCAGCATTGGTGACTACTACACCTCAGGCGGTATGGAGCACGGCTACCGGATGGAGCCCACTGTCGGTATCGAATGGAACGGTCGTGAGTTCGTTGCTGGCACCAACATGCCGAACCAACAATACCTGCATTCCATTCAGCGTCCACTTCTTGACTTGGTTCATGGTCAGGAGACAGTCGACCAAGCACTGGCTGGAGCCGGACAAGTGATGAGCACACCAAATGCGACTCAAGTGTCCATCGCTTCAGGCGGTCGTGCTGAGGCGGACAATCCGTTCGACATCGGTAAGTCTCTCACCGCCTTGATGGACCCCGATGCGCTACTCAAGAACGATGGCAAGAAGCCGATGCCTATTCTCCCAATGCACCGAATCTTCTCACTGAAGGACTTCGACTCACTACGAGGTTTCAGTGGTGAGTGGGCGGCTTCGATGCTGCCTGAAGGTGAGCGCTTCATCGTTCGTCGTAAGTCCGGGCGTGTCACTGCCTACAACACAGAGGGCGACATCGCCTTGACTTCTGAGGACAAGACGCAGTTCAGAGCGCTGACTGAGAAGAACTACCTCGTTGATGCAGTCCGCCATGGTGATGAGATTCATCTTGTCGACATCATCGAATACGACGGCACCAACATCGCCGACATGAATGTGCGTGAGCGGTTGAAGGTCCTACGAGGACAGTTCGACAGTCACGAGCACATCATCGTCCCCGGTCCTCACAATCTACGCCTGACTGATGACGAAGGACTTCCTGCTGTCGTTGAGAGTCTCAAGGAATCAGGCAACCGTATCTTGTTGCGTGATGCTACCTCGACCTACATGCGTGGTGAGCGTCGTCATCCAAAGTGGTTCCTACTGCGTCCTGACAAGAAGGTCAGCCTGATGGTTCTTGATGTTCGAGGCAAGGGTCCTTACACCTACCGCTTGGGAGCAGGACCATTGGATGCTGAAGGATTAGGCAACCGTGGAGTAGAACATGAAGGTGAATCCTACCTTGATGTGGGCACTGTGACCAGTCCGAAGCCGTTCAACGAAGGTGATGTTGTCAGCGTCTCAGTGTCGGGCGTCAAGTCCAAAAAGCGTGGCGACAAGACCATCTACGATGTTACGGCTTCCAAGGTGGCTGGTGAAAGTGATGACGCTCCTGTTTCACTGGAGACGCTTTCGCTGTTGACCAAGTCGCATCCTATCATTCCAGTTCACTTCTCTGTCGACATCGAAGACGACAGGCTCATCCTTTCCTTCCCTGAAGTAGACACGGTCGTCTACAAGATGGAGAGTGGTAATCATGGCACATGGGTGCATTCTCCTAAGTCCACGCTGGGTGAACTGCAAGGCAGTGAGTATTCTTTGTTGTTGGCTGAGAGTGTTCGTCCACTATGGTAACCTGCTGCATCGCTGATGTTGAAAGGTGTCAAGCCCGACAAGATGGAAGGCACTCGTAGTATGAGTGACCCGAAGCATCGTAAAGAGTCTGAGAAGGAATCAGCAGGTGTGATTGATGCCGATGACGAATCGGCTGTCATCAAACCGAAGCGACTGGAAGCCATGACGAAAACGCTGCTGCGAATCGCCGACCTTGTCGACCGTGTTGAGAAGGAGAAGATGATCGGTGGTCCCGGTGCACGGGGTCTTGGCATTGATGTTGGCTCAGGTATCGAATCCCCTCGTGGGCCTACAAGACTTACTTCAGAACAATCCATCCCTGATTGGGACATGTTGGACCGTCCTACCGAGGACCCGGAGGAAGAATACCCAGCAGCGCGTAACAAGAGGCTCAAGGAGAAAAATGGCGCTCAGTTCACCGCTTATGAAGCAGAATCGGAAAATGATTGATGCCGCTTTATTTATGTAGGAGAGCACACAGAGGGGTGGTTAGTGTGTTGCTCAGAACTCGACAATCGGACAGCCTCTCCCTCCTCAAAGGGAGCAACGACCTCGTGGTCGCAGGCTACGCCAGTGTCGAACTCGTCGACAAGCAGGGGGATTTGATTACTCGTTCGGCCTTGAAAGACGCTTTCAAGAAGTTCATGGCCGACCCGAAGTATAGGAATGTGCAACTGGCGCACTCTAACATTCAGGTAGGAGAAGTCATTCCACAATACACAGACAGTGAAGGGAGGTTTTGGAAGAGCGAAGTTGATGACGCCGGAATGTTCGTCGTAGTTCAACTCAGAAATGACATCGAAAAGGCACGAGAAGTGGCAGCCGAAGTCAGGAAGGGTAACTTAGCGGGATTCAGCATCGGAGGACAAGCATTCAAGCGAGTTCGGAAGCACGATACTAACCACGGCAACTACCAAGAAATCAGCAAACTCGAACTACACGAAATCACTATCTGTGAAAAAGGAATCAACCCTGAAGCAACATTCAAAATCCTAAAAGAAGACAAAATGGAGATGAACAAGATGACCGACGATGTTATGGAACAAATGAACACTGTGCTCGAACGCCTTGAAGGACGACTCGACTCGATGGAGAAAGGTGAAATGCCTCCTCAGTTCGAGAAGAAGAACAAGAAGGAAGAAGAGAAAGACATGAAGGACAAGGCTGCTTACAAGGCCGAAGACAAAGAGGAAGAGAAGGACGAGAAGAAGAAGTCCGAGTTCTCCGATGTCATCACGGCTGAATACCTTGACTGGATGGAGAACACTCTCAAGTCCGCTGGAGTCGACACCGCTGGTGCTCGTGCTCACTTCGACGGTATCGCCAAGGCCAACCTTGGTTCTACCCCTGAGGAACTGTCCGACTACGACACCCGCTTCGCTGCTCAAGTGAAGGGTCGTGCTCAAGAAGGCGGCTCCCCATCCACCAACGCTCTCTCTCGTGCTGGCCTGTCCAGCGGCGGTGCAGTCAGCAAGGCTGACTTCGTGACCTCCGTTGACCCAGCATCCGTTGAGCACGCCTACGAGGTCTTCAAGGCTGCAAAGCAAGAAGAAGAACTCGCCAAGGCCATGGAAGGCAACTTCGAGGCTCGCTACGCTGCTGAGCGCACCGAGGAAATCTCCAAGGCTCAGGCTCAAGCATTCGATGCCCGTGGACCTCTTGATGAAATCATGAAGTCCCTCGTTGCTCTCAACGACCGCATCGACAACATCGGTTCCGTGGAATCCACGACCATCGCAAAGTCCGCTTCCCCATCCTTCGAGGTCCCCTCGACGGCTGACATGGCTAACATGTCGTGGGAAGAAGTTCACCAACTCGCCGGAGGATTGTTCCGAGACGAGTGAACTCTCGACAACACAAGAAACAACAGGAGATGAAAAAATATGGCACGAAATTATGTTCGCACAGTAACCGACATGGAGCGCTACTACTACGGCGCTGGAAACGCAATGGGCTACTCATACAGTGGCTCTGAACTGCTCAAGGCTGACAGCCCAATGCTGTCGACCACGGCTGGAACCTACCAAGCAATCTACGGTCGCAAGGTTTGGTCCCAGTTGAACCAAGAGTTCAACGCATTCTCAATCCTTCCAAAGCGCCCATGGGAGCGCAGTGGATGGCGAGTCATCACGGACAAGCCCAACGGTGGCGTCCTCACTGGTGGTATCGCTGAGAACGGCACCCTGCCTGAAACCATCAAGCCAACCTACCAGCACATCGCTGCAAAGCCCAAGACCATCGCACACTCCTTCGATGTGAGCGAAGTCGCTGTGTTCTTGTCTGACAAGGACGACGGACTGGGTGACATGCGTGCTGTCCTCAAGGAAGAGATGGGCAAGCACCACGCTGAAATGGTCAACAAGATGCTCCTCACGGACGCTAACACTGTTGCAGGCAACAACTTCGAGTCTCTCGACCGAATTACCGGCAACGACGGTGGCGCCTCCGGTGGAACCACTTCCATGGAAACTGGAGTCGACGCACCCAGCACTGACCACTGTGGCGCTGATGACCTCGACATCTACAGCATCGACCGCAGTGCAAACTCGTGGTCCAACGCTGTCGTCAACTGTGGTGCTGACCGCTCTGCAGGGAATCGCCGAACCATGTCTCTCGACCAACTGGACGATGTGTTCCAGCGAATGTGGGAACTTGGTGGCAACCCCAAGGTCATCTTGACGGGCTACGACACTTTGATGCGTCTTCAGCAACTCCTCCAAGCGCAACAGCGCTTCATGGAAGAGAAGCGTGTGACGCCTACCTACAACGGTGTGAAGGGTGTTCCCGGTATCGAAGCCGTATTCATCGTCGCTACCTACAACGGTGTCCCAATCATCCCATCCAAGGATGTCGACAAGGACGGTATCAGCCGTATGTATTTCCTCGACACGGACTACCTTTACTTCTCCACGGCTATCCCAACTCAATACTTCGAGTCGGGTATCGAGACTGGCGACCCATTCGCCATCAACCGTCTCGGTCAGGAAGGCCTCTACCGAACGATGGGAGAAGTGTGGACCACCTTCTTCCGTGCACAAGGGAGCGTTCGTGACCTCAAGTGAGGAGAAAACAACAACAGGAGATGAAAAAACATGGCAGAAGAATTGACTCTTTCAGGAACAGCAACCCCGACTCTTGTCGGTGCATGGGAACTTCGTGCAGGCACGCACGACACGACTGGATGGCTTGACGGAACCTCGACTGACGGTTACCCCGGTAACTTGTCCGGTTTCCAAGCATCGAACAGTGACGGCGCAAACCAAGGCTACGAAGCCGCTCCCAAGATGGCTCTCATTACCACGACTGGTGCAGGCACCGTCGTCCTCGCAGGCGGCGTGAGCAGCATCCTTCTTGCGACTGGTTCTCAGACTGGCGGAACGGCTGCGGCCCTCAAGGTTGCAGTGTCCGGCACAACGATTACCATTACCGGTGCAGCAGAAGCCCACAGTCTGATGGTTCTCTACAACTGAGGTGAACCTCAGTGCCAGTAGTAACTTACATCGGTCGCTCGCATATCCGTCGAGCAATTGACCCTACGATGCGTGACTGGGAACAGAACCGTCCCGTTGAAGTCACAACCGCGTGGTGTGACAAGTATGCAGGTGCTCTCGGTGAAGAGGACTTCCGTATCGAAGGTTGGACCAAGACTGAGGCTGAAGAGCGCACTGCGGACCACGGCAACGATGGCATCCCTGACAAGGGCTGGAACAAGAAGGACATCGCCGCTTGGCTTGACTCCTACAACCTCAAGCCTGCAGGCTATGCTACCAAAACTCAACTCCTCGACATCGTCGCTACTGTTATGAGTCCCGACGGAGTGGAGGAAACAGCGGAGATTGCTGAAGACATCGCCGCAGAAACAACAGGAGATGAAGAATAATGGCAGTAACAATTGACCCCCGACCAACCTACTTTGGCGACCGCATGGTCGTGACCGGCAGCACCGATGGCGCTGAAGCGATTGACTTGAGTGGCCTCTTGGCATCTATTGACGGCGCCATGGTGAACAATGTCGGCGTAGCGGCACCAGCACCAACATCAGGAATTGATGGCACTACTCTCAATGTAGGCGCTGCTTGCACTTTCGTTGCTATCGGTCGTCGCTCTTGAGGTGACGGCAAATGGCAACCTCAGTGACAATTCTCGGACCTTACCCTCCGAAGGACTTTGCTGATGATACTGAGCGAACTGCTATCGCCGCAGCCATCACCACTGCTATCGGTTCCAACACTTGCGTGTCCGCTGACCCACATGTTGTCCTCGGCAACATTTACATCATCGTAACAACCAGTTGAGCGTGAGGGGAATGTATGGGCTTCGACTTGTCTGCAATTGACTTCGAGGACATCAGCCGTTTTCAAAAGCAAGGCGTCCGCTCGGACATCACGATGGACCAGTCAGCATTCGTTGACCCTGAGAACCCTTTGAAGGGCATTGTCAAGCAACAGCGCAACCGCAACAGCGAAGCCGCTGACATCATGAACATCGGCACAGGCACTCGCTGCAAGCACTGTGGTATGCTTCACTTCCTATGGCGTGAGACATGCGGTGCGTGTGAGCGTCCAATGGAATACAACCTCGTGAGCAGGAGTGAGGAGGCTCGAGAGTAATGCCGATGGTCTTCAACCCCGGTGAGGCTGAGACACGCCCTCTTGACCCCACAGCGACGGTCTACACGACGCCACAGAAGGTCGCTGACTACCTCGGTATTGGACCTCAAGAGCCTGTGGCTGCCTCTGCTGACTCCGTGAGTGACGGTGTGTTCATCACTGGCGAAGACTACCGCCGCTGCGGCACTGAAGTTGGCGATACCATCCTCATTTACAGCGATGCCAACCCCCTCGGCGTTGAGAAAGAAATCACTGACATCGTTAACGGCGGTAGTAGTGGCGTTAAGTTGGTCTTCACTGGTTCATTCACGCACACCGACTTTGAGGCTGCGGATGACACCTATGTTCAGAACCTCGCCTCGTTCACCAACGCCAAGATTGGACGCCAGCGCGGCGTTACCAAGGCCATCGTTCAGCATCGTATTCGTGAGGTGCAGGACAAGATTGACAACATCACTCACAACGCTTGGCGCCCTTACCTCGTAAGCGCTGAATACATCAACTTCGACACCTACAAACCCTACAGGCGTCGCTACTACACCGACTATGTTGGAACGACACCGCTGCTGTTCCGTAATGTCCAGCAAATCCTCCGCCTCGAACTGTGGCAAGGTGACGACTACCGTGAGATTGGCGCCGCTGAGGCTCGCATCAAGATGCCAGCCGATGTCCGCTCCATCGACGGCTACATCGCCTTCTCTCCCGGTAATGGGAGTGTCGCTCTTCTCAAGAACGGCACAGGGACAGGTGAGTGGCGTGCTGACTTCGACGCTACGACCACTGCTCAGAACCTTGCAGACCTCATCAACAAAGAGGACCGTGTCAGCAAGGCGGCTGTCACATTCGACCCTACCTTCACACTCGAGGGCAGCACTTCCAATGTTGCTGTCAACAACGAGTTCTTCGCTACAGCCAACTCCGACCTCGGTAGCGGCGTGGTCAAGGTGACCAGCATGCGCCCAGTCAAGGGCGGTGAGACATGCTCCATCGTTAGCAGCGACAGCACCGTCACCATTGACCAAACAACACGGGTCAACGAAGCCATGACCGGTAAGGTCGTGGACGGTGACAAATACGGCATCACCTTCTCAGCAACCGATGACTTCACCGCTGCTGGCGTCTTGGTCGATGAAAACGATAACATCTACCGCTACAGCAGCAAATCATCAACGGCTCTACTGGGCGTTGAACGCTGGTCAGGTAGTGCTTGGGAAGGCGCTACTGTAGGCTCGTGGTATAGCAGCCTCACCACAGAAGAGTTCACTCAGCACAAGTTGACGGTCGACCTGCAGGGTGGTAGCGCCAGCGGCGACAACGCTCGTCTCAAAGACTGGTGGATGGACTATGAAATGGGCATCATTTACTTCAACAACTCCTACCCGTTCTTCGAGTGGAACGCCGTCAAGGTGTCCTACATCTACGGAGAACGCTACCTTGAGAAGGCTATCGAAGAGGTTGCTACGAAGATGGTGGTCATCGACCTGCTGATGTCGGATGACCGCACCGTGCTGCTTCCTGAGGGCACCAGCAACATCGACATCACTGCGAAAGTGCAACTCCTGCAAGGTGAGATTGACAAGATTCTCCCACGCTACCGGGAGATGGTGCTCTTCGAGTGATTCACATGGGTAAGCGGGAAGTCGATGAGTTCCTCATAGAGCATCTCACCAATGAGATGCTTGACCCCGGCCGTCAGGAGGAGTTGCGGCAAATCGTCACTCAAACACCTGAGGCGTATCGCCGTGTTGTAGAGCAGCAGGAACTCGGAATGGACGGTATCAATCGAAACGAAGCAGGTGAATACGAGCAGCGAGGTCAGGCTCCTGACCCCAGCACTCTTAAGGCAGCATTGGATAGGGTAGACAAGCGGATGCTGGCGGAGTCTCCTGCCCTCGTGACTTACAAGTTGCGACTCAGCGGTGGGAATCTCGTGCCTGATGTCGCTGCATACAAGCGGGAGGTGGAGTGATGGTCGCAACATGGGCTGAAGGACTGGACTCTGTCATCGCTGTCCTTGGTGATTGGAACCGAGGCAACACGAGCAACATCAAGCCCATCATCGCCGACATCGCTACGCTCGGACCTGAGCGTGGGAAGCGTATCGACATGAAGAAGTCCGACTACATCATGTGCTACGAAACGGCGCACAACGAAGAAGCACCTGAAATCCTCTACGATTTTGTCACGACCCGCATCAACATCACCGTTGACATGCGCACGACGAAGTCTCGTAAGCACCTGCAGGCGATGGAAAACGAGGTGCGTCGCCTCATTCATCTCAAAAGAAAGGGCGATGGTATTGCCTTCGACCGGCTTGTTTTCAAGACCCGGACCGACCTTTCTGACAGGACCAAGAATCTCTTTCGCATGACCTTCCAAATCGAAGTTGTTATCTTTGCGGAACTCGTGCCATGAGGTGAGCGGACATGCCTTCTACAGTCTACAAGGGTGATTTGACCGAGATTTCTTTCGGTCACGAAACAGGATTACAACTTTCACACCACTTCAGTGGCTTGTTCACCTTCACTCACAAGTTCCGTTCAAGCAAGAACGGGCTGAGCACCATCCGCTTGGCTGGCGGTGGCACTGACCTGCCTGTTGATGGTGGCGTCCTCCATGTCCCTCGTGGTATGCTCGTCGGCGCAAAACTCAG